AAAAATGAAAAAAAACGAGAAAATGGACCGAAAAAAACGAGCATCAGCGCTTTTTTTCGCATTTTTCGAAAAGCGTGAGCATCTGTGGTAAGGCTAGAAAAAATTTCAAAAACGCTCGTTTTTTTTTGTTCCATTTTGGCACTTTTTGATTCTGCGGGGCGATGCTCTGGCGACATTTTGAAAAATTGAAATTTCGTGAGCATAATGCTAACATTTCCGCTCGTTTTTTTTGACCCCGTTTTCAACTGCTAGGTTTATGCAGTGGGACCATTTTAATTTTTGTAATTTTGTGAGCATACAAGTCACATTTCCGCTCGTTTTTTTTGACCCCATTTTTCGACCCCCTTCCTTATGCAGTGGTCGTAAAAAAGGACAAAAAATGGCGCATGATATTGCTTTGTAAAAAATCAAACTGTTGAAAAGTCATTTTTTTTAGAAAAAATATAAAAACATCCTCGAAAAAGCGATATTTCGTGGATTGAAAAACTAAAAATGCAATTTTGAGGGATTGAAAAATAGAAATATTTTTTCTTTTTTTTTTTCAAAACTTTTTTTAAAATTTGAAAAATGGACAAAAATAATTGTCCAATTTTTTATTTTTAAAAAAAGTTTTAAAAAAGTTTTTTTCATTTTTTTTTGTTTTTTTTTCAACATGCATTTTTCAAAACTTGTGAGCATTTTGTGTAACGCGGAGAGAATAGAAAAACGGCCGCAGAGCATAAGAAAAAAATGAAAAAAATGCGATTTTTTGGATATTTTTCCGATTTTTTCCGGATTTTTCTGATTTCAAAAAATGAAAAAAAACGAGAAAATTGACCGAAAAAAACGAGCATCAGCGCTTTTTTTCGCGTTTTTCGAAAAACGTGAGCATCTGTGGTAAGGCTAGAAAAAAAATCAAAAACGCTCGTTTTTTTTTGTTCCATTTTGGCACTTTTTGATTCTGCGGGGCGATGCTCTGGCGACATTTTGAAAATTTGAAATTTCGTGAGCATAATGGTAACATTTCCGCTCGTTTTTTTTGACCCGTTTTCAGCCGCTAGGTTTATGCAGTGGGACCATTTTAAAAAATGATATTTTGTGAGCATACAAGTCACATTTCCGCTCGTTTTTTTTGACCCCATTTTTCGACCCCCTTCCTTATGCAGTGACTGGAAAAAACGGCAAAATTTTGCGCATGATAATGCTTTCATTTATTCAAAATGTCGTTTTTTCAATATTTTGAATAAAAAATATAAAAACATCCTCGAAAAAGCGATATTTCGTGGAATAAAAAACTAAAAATGTTATATTGGTGGATGATTTTTTGAAAAAAAGATGCATGTGGCGAAGTTTCGATCTCGCGACCTCCGAGTTAGATAACCATCTATTCATTCGGACTTTTTTGTGTCATTATGTTGAACAAGACGGTGGTTTGATTTCCCGGCGCTCTTCCGATTGAGCTACACATGCAAGTTGGTTATTCCAAACTGAATTTTTTGCAGCGACAACGTGAGGATTCGAAACCTGGATGGGTGGGATGGATGTTCAAATTCTGAACCAAACGTTGAACCGAACGTTTGCCAACTAGGCTATGAACCCATTTGCAATCGCTGCTTGAAATAGAAGTGTTCATATGCATATATAAAGATGATGATGACAGGCGATTGTGATGACAGATGACATTCAGCTAAGCTTAGCTTAACTAAACATTTCTTCTATCAATTTCTCTAATGTATCATATTCGAATGTCCAGCCTAACTTCTGTTGTGCCTTCGACGAGTCGCCCAACAAAAACTCAACTTCACAAGGGCGAAAATACTTTGAATTTATTTTAACTCGTATTTTTCCATCCGTCACATCTTTTCCAACTTCATCAAGCCCCTCTCCACTCCATTCAATCGTGATTCCTTTGAATGAAAATGCTTTTTCAATAAATGAACGAATTGTGTGCGTTTTTCCCGACGCAAGCACATAATCATCCGGGCGTTCCTGTTGTAGCATCAACCACATTCCGCCGACGTAGTCTTTGGCATGACCCCAATCGCGTTTGCTATCAATGTTCCCTAACTCAATGTATTCTTGCCTTCCTTGTAATATATTTTTAATACCATTTATAATTTTCATCGTAACGAAATTCTCAACACGACGTTTACTCTCGTGATTAAATAATATTCCGTTGACTGCATATATTCCATATCCTTCTCGATACACTTTCGTGATATAGTGACCATACACTTTTGCAACCGCATACGGCGATACCGGGTTAAATGGTGTATTCTCATTCTGTGGCGTTTCTTTCACTTCCCCATACATTTCGCTTGTTCCCGCCTGATAAAATCTTATCTTCTTTCTTATGGATTCCGGTTGTCCTCTTATAATTTCTAATAAACGTAATACTCCAATTGCGTCCACATCTGCGGTGTATTCAGGTATTTCGAATGATATAGCCACATGAGATTGCGCTGCCAAATTATATACCTCAAAAATTTCAAACTCGGGATGGGTTTGAAGAATGGTATTTATATAATTTGATAACCCGGATGTATCCGTCATGTCACCATATCGTAACTCAACTTTATTGCGAATCGATTCAATTCTTGAATGCGAAAATAATAACGACGTCCTACGAACAATGCTGAATACTTTGTATCCTTTTTCCAACAACAGTTCCGCCAAATAAGAACCATCCTGCCCAGTTATTCCACTAATAAATGCTAATTTCATGTATTTCATGTAATATTGTTAACTGTTCAATATATTATTACAACGACATACATTTATTATGTTTTATAATCATCATATTTGTAAATTTTGTAAATTCAGAATTGAAGAATAAGAATTGAAAGAAAAAGGAAAAATATTTTTTTTCAAAACTTTTTTTAAAATTTGAAAAATGGACAAAAATAATTGTCCAAATTTTGATTTTTAAAAAAAGTTTTAAAAATGTTTTTTCCACATTTTTTTTGTTTTTTGGTTGAAAGCAAAATACATAAAATTGTGAGCATTATAAGTAACGCGATAATAATGAAAAATATGCCGCAGAGCATAAGAAAAAATGGGAAAAATGCGATTTTTCTGGACATTTTTCCGATTTTTTCCGGATTTTTCTGATTTCAAAAAATGAAAAAAAACGAGAAAATGGACCGAAAAAAACGAGCATCAGCGCTTTTTTTCGCATTTTTCGAAAAGCGTGAGCATCTGTGGTAAGGCTAGAAAAAATTTCAAAAACGCTCGTTTTTTTTGTTCCATTTTGGCACTTTTTGATTCTGCGGGGCGATGCTCTGGCGACATTTTGAAAATTTGAAATTTCGTGAGCATAATGGTAACATTTCCGCTCGTTTTTTTTGACCCCGTTTTCAGCCGCTAGGTTTATGCAGTGGGACCATTTTAATTTTTGTAATTTTGTGAGCATACAAGTCACAATTCCGCTCGTTTTTTTTTGACCCCTGCTTTTTTTGACCCGATTCTTTATGCAGCCGCCACGAAAAAGCGACATTTTAATTCGCACCACCTCCCTCCATTCTATAAATAAATAATCTAATCTAATCCATTTAGAAATATTATATGGTTAATGTATACATACGCTGCGGATTTCGGAGTAATATACATTTTTATTTTTTATCCGTATTTATTAACTGACATAATAAGACATAATAAGACATAATAAGAATGACTGGTGATATTTGTAAATATAAACAATATACTTGTGAATGTTGTTGTTTTTCGTGTATATTTGAGAGTGACTACAAACGACATCTTAGAACAAAAAAACATATGAAAATGAAATGTGATATGAACAAGTCTGAAAACAAAATTCAAAAACATAATGAATGTGAATGTGGTAAAGTATTTAAAACGCAGAATGGTTTAATGAAACATAAACAGCGGTTGTGCTCTGGTAAAGACAATATCATCATAAATTTGATGAGAGACAATGCTGAGATGAAGGAACTAATGAAAGAGCAGCAAAAATTCATGCGAGAGCAGCAGGAACAGTATCACAAACAGTTAGTGGATATGATTCCAATGATGTGCGGAAATACTAATTTGATTACAAATAATAATACTCACATTAAACAGAAATTCAACTTGAATGTATTTTTGAATGAACAATGCAAGGATGCAATCAACATTGGCGATTTTATAAATTCCCTGAAAATTACATTAGATGATTTGAATGTGACGAGAGAAAAGACACTAGAGGACAGTGTAGGTAATATTTTTTTGCGAGGGTTGAAAGAATTGGACATTTACAAGCGCCCCATTCATTGCACAGATAACAAGAGAGACATCATGTACATCAAGGACGAAGAGAAATGGGAAAAGGATGAAGGAAATTCAAAATTGAAAGACACGATTGGCGCAATAACAAAAAAACAGATTACAACATTAAAACAGTGGAAGGATTCAGACCCGGAAGTTGCAAAAACGAGTTCATCAAAGAATGATGATTTTTTAATGACGTTTAATCACATTTGCACGCCGATACCGGAGGTAGGCGAAAAACGCATCATAAAAACGATAGGAAAGGAAGTTCATATCACCGACTAATAAAATGGTGCAGTATTGCGCATATATAATTTCATATTTTTATTTTTTTTATTTATGATTTGATTTTTCTCTCTTCTCTCTACAAACTATGCCAACATTATCTTTTTATGAATGCTTCGCAAGAAATGAACAAAGGTATTATAACAAAGATATGTTGGCATGGTTTGTAGAGAGAAGAGAGAAAAATCAAATCATAAATAAATAACAAAATATAAAATAAAACAAAATTTATAGTTATAAAATTGGTGCAAGTAAATTATAACTATTTTTTTATTTGGACGATAATATTAATAATATTATATTAATATATATTAATATATCATATACATCATAATAAATAACAACGAAAAATAAAATGTCAAACACTACAAATAATAATGATGACAGAAACAATGGTAAAAGAAAAATTGTGTCACATATTAAGAATAATAAACATAAATACTATGAATCAATGTCATATGCTCCGGTTTCCAGGTCATTTATTATGTATCCACCGCCGCTGCCGCCTCCACCGCAACAGCGTTCGTCTATCGGAGGAGGTTTATTGATGCCGGCTGTGTCAAAGGTGACAAGTCGGATAAATATAGAGGCAGAAGTTGATGAGTTGGAAGATTTGATAAGTATTGGTAAAAAGGTTGGAACAGAATTCAAATTGGAGCCGCACATTGAGTATAACATTGACCTGGCAATGATACGGGATTTGCTTCCTGAAATGGAGGATTTGAATAGTATGATAGGGCAGCAAGAAATTAAGAGGCAAGTTGTAATATTAATACTTTATTATAGCATGCGTTTAAATCGCAAAAATGACGATTTATTGCACACGGCGATATATGGTGAACCGGGTATTGGCAAGACCGAGTTTGCGCAAAAGTTGGCAAAAATATATTTAAAAATGGGTGTTTTAAAAAATGGTATTTTCAAAAAGGTTCGTCGAGGAGATTTGATTGCGGGTTATTTAGGGCAAACGTCATTAAAGACGGCAGAGGTGTTGAAGTCTGTGCGAGGCGGAGTTCTTTTTATTGATGAGGCTTATTCAGTTGGAAGTAGCAGCGGTAAAGACACGCAGGATTCGTATAGCAAAGAGTGTTTGGATTTGATTAACCAAAGCTTGACAGAAATGCGTGAAGACGACGACAAATATTTTATTTTGATGATTGCTGGATACAAGGATGAGTTGAAGCGCAATTTTTTTGGAATGAATGATGGTTTGGAGCGTCGTTTCAGCATTCACTTTACGATGCAGTCTTATTCTCCAGAGGAGCTGGTGAAAATATTTATTAAAAAAATACTTGATGGTGGTTGGTTTATTGAAGAAGGTGCTATAACCGACGAATTTATCAAAGAACATTCTGTGCATTTCAAGCATCACGGCGGTGACATGGAGCTTTTATTTGTAAAGTGTAAGATTGCACATTCTAAAAATTTATTAGCAGGAAAAAGTAAAATAAAAAGGTGTATATCAAAGATAGATGTCAAGGATGGAATTCAGTTATTTATAAAAAATGTAAACACGGCACATGACAATTCGTTTATCAAAACCATGTACATTTAATGCATTTAGTACGTTTCATTTTTTCATTTAGGTTTGTAATCTTTTAAAAGTTATATGAAAAACATTTAGAGAGATACTTTCATAACTGAGTATACAAAGAAACGACGACGATGCAGATTTTTGTAAAAACACTCACTGGAAAAACGATTACGCTTGAAATAGAGGCGAATGACACGATAGGGTCAGTGAAATCAAAAATACAAGACAAGGAGGGTATTCCTCCAGATCAACAGCGACTTATTTTTGCGGGGAAACAGCTGGAAGATGAGCGAACTCTGGAAGATTATAATATACAAAAAGAAAGCACTTTGCATTTGGTGTTGCGACTTCGCGGCGGAGGCAGTTAAACTATTTATAAACTATATCAACTAGTTATGATATATGATATCATTGAGTTAAAATATATATTCAAATATACTTAAAGGTGTCTCGTTAGTATCTTATATAAGAAAGCAAGAAAGCGTTTCGACAAGTTACAAGATGGCAACAGCAGCAATGAGTGGACAAAAGATGGCGGGATGTGTAAAGTGGTTCAACATGAAGACTGGGTTTGGATTTTTGACCGTGGTTCATGGAGGTGGAAGCGGTGAGCTAAAGGTTGGAAGCGAGGTTTTCGTGCATCATTCGAATGTCAAAGTACAGGAGGAGCAGTACAGGTTCTTGGTTCAAGGTGAGTATGTTGAATTTGATGTGTCAAATGTTGCAAATGGTCAGCATTCGTGCCAGGCGACGAACGTAACAGGCATGTTTGGCGGAAAACTGATGTGCGAGACGCGCAATGAGATGCGCCAGTCTTCTTCTTCTTCTTCGCACCAGCATCAACATGGTCGTGAACATGAAGAGAGCGAGGAAGAGGATGGTGGCGACGCGTATGTGCCGGTGTTGAGGAGGACGGCATCGTCTTCTGCTCCTGCTCCTGAGTCTTCGCGGTCGTCGGCGCCATCGTCCAAGTCACGCGGCGATGCAGCTCCCCGCACTCGTGGTGGTCGCAGTGCCGGTGCTGGTGCTGGTGCCGGTCGTAAGTAGGTAGAGGGGTGAGTGAGGAGAGTAGGCGTGAAATATAAAATATAAATAATGATTTAGAATCTTAATTATTATTTATAATAATATATATATTCGAAAACTTATTTAATTGTGTTGTAGTTTTGCATGGATAGTGGTTTGAAAATGGAGACGGTCGAAGAGGTGGACACTCGTGAATGTATGAGGCTAACAAAGTTGAAAGATGACATAGTTGAAGTCATGTGCAACATACTGAATTATCTTAGCGTTTCTTCATACGACTATCATTACACGCAATATCATGAAAATTGTAGAAAAAATATGAATGCAATTTACCAGAATGGAACAGATTCAAAAAATGCATTAACGGTTGAAAGCTGCAAACATTTTTACGAGTGTTTGAAAGGGTTGGAAAGTGTGACAGAAACAGATGATCCTGACTACTACACATTTAGAAGGAAGATAAGACGATTGATTATATCTTTGGCGTCCATCACTTCTTCGCCATCTTCATAAATAATGAAATGAATACACAAGGTTTATAAACTCACAACTATAATGAGTTTATAAATCAAACTTTCGACTTTTGACTTTTAGACTGACTCTTTGTTGAAAAATATTTTACGGAATTCCATCATTTCTTTATCTGTAAAAATAGTTGTTAAAAAGTCGTGTGGAGTTTTTGTTTCTTTTAAGAGATTTGCAATCATAAAAAGCGAATAAATTCCACATTCCGTGTTACTTTTTTGATGTTGTTTATTATTTATAATATATTTAAAGTTGATTCCAACTTCTTTACCCTGTTGCATGATTCTTTTGACAAACTTGTTGATTTCTTTGGACGGCGAGTCTCCGGTGCTGTCAAAGAAAAAAATAAAATGTTGTTTTAGGTTGATGAAGAGAGATATCCAATGCGAACCAGATAAATAATGGGGATCAGTATTGAAAACAATTCCAATTTTATGTTTATTGTTGTTCGGATTCAGGTATGATTTTATGTTAAAGTTGCACAATTCTTCATACACACATGATGACTGACCTTTTGGAGTTTTATCAAAGTCAATGGGAGAGGGACCAATAAATTCGAAAAAAGGAAATGCATCTTCATATTGTTTCATAACTTTTGTAATATCAATGCTAGACAACCATTCATTTGGATTTTTATTCCATGTTTTCGGACTTTCAGGTGCAAAGTAATTGAATAAGTCTTTTGTCGCAGAAGTACCTTCTTTCAATAATTGTCTAAACCAACACGACTCCTTGTTGCACACGTTTCCTAGTGCGGATTTTAATGACTCCCAAATGACTTTCACGTCATTGCTGTTTATCAACGCATCTGGATGACGCGCGTTCCAACTGTCTCTAAGTCTTATAATAGCATTTGTGGTGTAACACGTGAAGTCCTTTTCTTGTTTTGGACTGCACGAAAGTTTTTTAAATGATTCATCTAAATAAGATGAGGTAGGTGGTGACTCTATATTTTTTGACTTGGTTTGATTATTTTTTATTTTTTTATTAGACGACGACATTTGTAATATATTTATAATATGTTATCATAATAAATAATTATATAAAGTTTTCGTTTTTGTGCTTCTATTTTAAGTATTTCTAGCTTTTATTTTATTTATTTATTTGGTTTCATTTGTTTTGTCTGAATTTAAAGTGGTTTTCTTATTGGATTCATCATCATCAGGAATGGTTGTTGGGGTTGAGACGATGCGTTTTTCTTTTTTTTTCTTCTTTAGTCCCTTGTACTTGAATGACGGGTCTTTGGGATTGAATTTAAATTGTTGTGGGAAAACAACTGGCTCTTTTTTTTGAGATGATGACTTTTTAATGACATAAGTATCAAGTGTCAATTTTTTCACTTCTTTTGGTTTGAAACAAAGTTCATTGGCTTTATTTAATTCGAATGCATGGAGCGCATTCGCGTTGGAGTTGCATATGCAAGGTTTATCTTGTTCTTGTTGTGCACTGCTGCTGCCGCTGACAACACCCATGCACACGTAACACTTTTGAATGGTTTCGCTTTGGTCTTCAAATTTTAAATGAGATATACACGCCTTCATGTACATGTTGAATGCGCCATTCAACGCAACGTCTTTGACTTCATTCTTAAAAAGGTCTTTCGTAATGGAAATGATTCTTTTTCGATAAAATTTCAAATCCTTTTTGAATCCCGTGTCATAGTCTAAATTATTTTTTCGAAGATATTTTTCATATTGTGCGACATTTACCATATATTCTAGAGTTGCATCATCGATGGAGTTTAAAGAAATGTTCATTCGTCTGGTTGCTGCTGTATTACTCTGTTATACATACTATATATTATATTTTATGAATAATTACACTAGTCTTTCGGTGTAAACTTTGATTTGAATTCCTCCAAAACATTGTTCATTGTATTAGGTTTGGGGGGAGGCAGTGTTTGTTTTATACCAATGGGTAATAGTAGCGGAGGCGGAGGCGGCGGAGGCGGAGGTGGAGGCGGTGGTAGCAGTTGTAGTGAAGGTGAAGGTGTATTATTGGTAAAATTGACATGGTTGGGGTTGGAATGACCTAAAATCTTTTCAAATGTTGCATTGGCTGATTCAAGCTTGCATATTTTCATCTGTAGTTTTTTTATTTTCTGAAGTCGTTTGTTACTTATTGAAGTGCTTATCTCTAGTTTATTTTTCAAAATCGCATTGTCTGAGCGCAGTTCATAACATACTTTTTCTTGAGTCAAAAAAAGTACTTTGAATTCATCTAAATTTGTGTTCAATGTTGACACTGTTAATGTTTCTGCATCTGTTATGTATTGTTGTTGTTGTTGCTGTGGTAACTTACTGTTATACATTACAATTTTATCTGAACTGTTTGTTTCATTTGTTTCTTTATCGTTTTCGATTAGTTTTTTATATGTAAAGAAATATGACATGCAGTAGTTACAACACATTTATTAAAAACTGTAAACATAATTAATTGTATTTTTTAACTTATTTTAACTTATAACTCTCTCCTCCAGGTTGACACAAAGTTGAAATAAATGAATAAAAAAAATGAATTTAAACATTACAATTGTGATAATAGTAACAAAATAAATAAGTAAAAAATATGGCGGAACCAACATTGTGCTTGAACATGATTGTAAAAAATGAAACTAATATTATATACAGGTTATTCGATTCCGTGGTTGAATGGATAGACTGTTACTGCATATGTGACACTGGTTCGACAGATGATACGGTGGAAAAAATAGAAAAGTATTTTAATGATAAAAATATTCCTGGAAAAATTGTTGTTGAACCTTTTCAAAACTTCTCTCACAATCGCAATTATTCGTTGAAAGCATGCGCAGGAATGTCGGATTATGTATTGTTGCTGGATGCGGACATGGTATTTCATCCAAACAAGAATGTGTTTTCAAAAAAAATGTTGTCATGCGATGCGTACTATATTTTTCAAGGGTCAAACGATTTTTACTACAAAAACATAAGAATTTTAAAAAATAATGGGTGTGCTTCTTATCTTGGTGTAACTCATGAGTATGTTAATTTCTCGTCAAATGTTGTAAAGGAAACATTTGAAAAGAATGTTGTGTTTATTCATGACGTTGGTGATGGCGGGTCAAAGGGTAACAAGTGTGTTCGCGACATGGAGTTGCTAATGAAAGGAATAGCCGAAAATCCAAAAAATGATAGGTATCATTTTTATTTGGCAAATACACTGAAAGACATGGGTAAAAACAGTGAAGCAATTGACATGTATAACAAGAGAATTGCACTTGGTGGATGGAACCAGGAAATTTGGCATTCTTATTACAGCATTGGGTTGTGTTATAAGAGTCTCCAAAAAATGCCTGAAGCAATTGATTCATGGTTGATGGCGTATGATATTCTACCATACCGAGTAGAAAATTTATATGAAATTGCAAAACACTATAGAGAAATTAGTCAAAATAAATTATCATATTTATTTTACACGATTGCAAAAAATGCTATACGTATGTGCGGTTCAATGAAAGATGAATACTTATTTTTACAAAATGACGTGTATACATACAAGTTTGATTATGAATACACTATTATTGCATATTATACTGAAGAGAGAAACAATATAAAAAGATTAAGTGAGTCGATTGTTTCCGTGTTGAATCATTGCAACAATTTCATGATTTCAAGTCTATTGCGAAATATAAAATTTTATAATTTGAGATTGGTTTTTTCTGTTAAACGTGATATGAGTTTTACAGTAGACCATGAAGTAAATGGAAGTAAATATCATTTTTACTCGTCTTCGTGTAGCATTCTTCCAAAACGATGCGGTGGCGGTGGCGGGTATGTTATGAATGTGCGTTTAGTGAACTATAGGATTGATTCTAATGGAAAATATAGTTACGATAAACACATCATATCGCTGAATAAATATATGGAGTTGAATGATGAATTTATGATGGTTGAAGGAAAAGAAAAAATAATCAGTGTTGAATATGCTGACAAGTTGTACCTTGGAGTTGAGGATGTAAGACTGTTTTATGATGATGATGATGGCGGTTTGTTATTTGTTGGTGTTGGGTTGCATGCAACCGGAAAGATAGGTGTTGTTCATGGAACATACAGTGGAACTGGAAATGGAAATGCATTGAAACCCGTTGAAATCAAACCTGAGTTTAATTTGAATTCGGAGTGTGAAAAAAATTGGGTGTTTGTAAACATAGCGGGGGAAAGACGGGTTATATACAATTGGAGTCCGCTTCAAATCTGTAAAATAGACGAAGAAAATCCAGCCATACTAAGAAGGGTATGCATGAAGAAAGAGACAGACTATCCTGGTTTATTCAAACACATTCGAGGTTCTACGTGCGGTTTCAACTACAATGATGAGATATGGTTTGTGGTTCACATTGTTTCATATGAAGAACCGCGGCATTATTATCACATGATTCTTGTATTCAAAAATAACGAAGACATGGCGTTGTTGAAATACAGTCCCTTGTTTAAATTTGATGAACACTGCATTGAATATTGCATTGGTTTAGTGGTAGAAAAATCGCGCGTAATTGCAACATATAGCAGTTGGGATAGAAGTACAAATATTGCAATTTATGATAAAAAATATATTGAAGAAATGATGATTTTGCATTCTTAATAAGCATTCTTAATATTTTTAATTTTATTTTTTATTAGCACTTTAAGGTTAATATTTTTATAAATTGAATTATAAAAATACTAAACGAGAGTGTGCAGATACAGCAGCAGAGGTTAACAAAGAATCACGAACACACGAATCTTAAGTGGAAATATGGCAACACCAACTGCAAATACAGCAAATACAGCAAATACAGCAAATACAGCAAACATCAACAGAGTTGAACAGGTTTATGACGTTGTTGTAGGTCTTGGTTTGTTTATGATAATCATTCTGCTCTTGTCGAAAATGCTAATGATGACAATCATGAAATTTGTTGATTACTTTTCGAGGCAGGTCGACCGCATTGTTATGGATGAGTCAGAAGACGAGAGCTGCGAGAGCGACGACGAGAGCGACGACAGCGACAATGATAATGGTTATGATGACATTGAGTTGTCTTCATACATTCCTCCTCGTAGAAGCCAACGAATTGCAGAACATAGGGCAAGGTGCAACTCTCCTTTGCTGATTCGTCGTTTGAAACTTGATTGATTGTGAAGTGTGTGTGTGTGTGTGTGTGTGTGAATGAGAATGTTTTCTAAATGATAATATTGTAATTCTTGTAATTCAATATTATAATTCAAATGAGGAGGAGGAGGAGACGAGGATTCAGTTTTTTTTATTACGATGTACCGGTAATCGGAGCAGGCGCATTATCTTTATCAGTAATATCTTTTCCAACCCTTTGATTTACATTATTTACTTTTTGTTTCAGCACGGTTGTTATTGTATCCATGGTTGTTTTTATGTTGGATGTATTATCGTTTACATTTTGTGAAAATTCATCGAATGTGGGTTGAAATGCTTTCACTTTTCCAGATAGTAAACTTGTTCTTAACTTGTCTGCGTCAACTGTTTCGCTTAAAGACATTGGCTCAATGTATGTCTCAGTTGTAGTCGCAAGGTGTTTAAAAATAATTGCAGTAAAAAATAGAATGTACATGAATATAATAATGTTTGAAAAATGTAAATAATGTTTCATTTTTAATTATTATTTATATTAAATTCATATTAAAATTAAATTATTTATTTGATGGTTTATAAATTATGTTTTATCTTTATTTGCAATAATTGCTAGAATTGCTTGTTTATTTTTTTCATTGTCAGATGCATTTTTGGAAACAGTTGGCACAAGTGTCAACATACTAGACTGCATTGAGTTTATTTTTTTTTCCAAATCATCTATTTTTGTGGTGTATGTTCCTACAGTGACGCCAATGTCTGAGGAAGAAGAAGCAGAAGAAGCAGAAGAAGCAGAAGCAGGAACAGGCGCGTCCGCAGATGATGCGTTATCAGTGTCAAGTCCTTCTAAAATATTTCCATGTTTATAATAATTTGCAGCTATGATTGCAAACATAAACAATATGAATGAGTAAATAATAAGTTTATTAAACATTGATTTATTTATAATGAAAATAAAATGTTGAAATGTTTATAATATATAAATAATATATTATAAAATGGATGTAATATAAATTAAATAGAAATTAAATGTATTTTTTTACCTTGAATATAATGTGTGCGTGCGTGTGCGTGAGCTAGCTCATCAAGGCGCATTCGGACACTTGAATTCAACTGGAGAACACTCTGGCGTTTTTAGCACGAGTGTTTCATCATCGGGCGCGGGTGAATGCACATGACAACTCTCATCCTCATCTTGTTGATTCAAGAAATAAAATTGTGATGACACAGATAAACTATTTACAAATTGAATGACGTGAGACATCGTTACGCGTTTTCCTTTGTATTTTAGAACTTCCAAATATTGCTTGTGCAGTTTATACATGTTGTTTCGATACTTTTTAGGAAATTCTTTCAAACCCATCTTTTTGTAAATGTAACAGTCCAAATAGTTTTTATGCAAAGAAGAAGTGTAGTTGAACAACTTTGACTGAAACTCAAAAAATTTCAGCTCATCTTCCGGACATCTTTCAAAGTGTTTTTTCAAATAATTCAGTTGTTTAAGATGCAAATAAATAATCTCACATCTTGCACTAACACCCTTTGCATTTTTCACCATCTCATAATTTGGATTGCGAAACTTGAAACGCTCCCCCGTGGTCGTTCGAAACATAACACCGGGATAGTAATACAATGAATCCGAAGAAGCATACAGTTTCACTATTTTATTAAAATCGTCTTCACCCTTTATGGTGAAACGAGCAGGATGCGCCACTTTTGAAATACTACTCCAATGCACAACCGACGACCGCTTCATTTCATATGCAGTTGCGGAAGTAAAGTCGTGATTATTTTCAATGAAATAAGTGGCAACAATGTAAAGTGCCGTATTTTTCACAGGTGACACAATAACATTATCCGGATGTTGCATCACAAAACTATAACAGTAGTCTTTCGGCAAGTCATCGAAATTCAAATTGGCATCTGCACACGCTTCCAAAAACATTCTTTTAAAACACTTTCCTACCGTTTTTTCAACAGGACAAACTGTATTTTTAGTTGAAAAAACCCAACCCTGAACGTCATTTGCCGAGTTATAAAATAAGTTTACCATTGTTCCTTCAACAAATTCTTCGGCAAATTGAATTTTTTCAACGTCAAGTGCAACATATCTTGTTTCACACATTGGCGGAGAAAATCCAATAACCCTTCGATCTTCGTTCAAAATAACCGAACGAAAATGTTTTACATTAACATCAATAGCATCAGCATAACATTTACGCACGATTTTCTTATCATAGTTGATTAAATAATAGGATGATTGTACCTCTTGTGCTTGTGCATTCGCACTCACGGCAGATGCGGACACTTTTTTACATTTAATGGGTTCAACGCTGTTGTCGATAATCTCGGAAAAAGAATTCAAATCAAAACGATATTGTACTTTGGACGACTCTTCTTGATGTGATGGCATCTTGTTTATATTTTCTCTAATGCTCGGTATACTGTTACTACTTGTTTATTCTTTATATTCATTCATTAAAATATAAAACATTTAACAACTTTTAAAAACGTGTTGTTTGGGCTAAATTAATAATAGTGTAAAGATTATAGAATTTTCTCTAACTATTATACTATATATATAATTATATATTAGTATATTTTTACTCATGAGTAACATAAAAGAAAAAGAAAAAGAATCAGAAAATACAGGTGGTAACAAAAATAAATTATTTCTTGGAGATGAAATCAAAATAAATGCACACGTGCCTGAGTCCAAGTTGCAAAATAACGTGTATGAGATTATCTATATTGATTATGCATTATTGAAATTAAAAAATAAACAAACGCAGCAAGTAACAAGTGTAAAAGTATTTAACGACAAGATACAAAAAATTGAAGATGAAGAAGTTTCAGAAATTCAAATTATCAAAAGGAAGTCCAGTCACAGATATGTTGAGCAATGTGGTTTTAAAATTGACATGACGATTTCGATTGAACTCATGTCATCGTCGTCATCATCAGAAGACGAGGAACCTCTTTATATATTGTGTAAGATTGCAGATGTAGATGCAGTGCAAGATATGATTGAAGCAAAGTTGGTGCTTGATGAAATTAGGAAAGAGGTAAAAGACGTTCCGCAGGAGTTACAAGAGAGTATTTTTATACATTTTGGTTGTAGCGGGTTGCCTCCATGGATAAAAAAAATAAACGTGATTGAATTCAAACCAAAACCGGTTGATGTTCCGAGCGGTCGTCTTCAAGGTGAGGGTGAGGAAGAAGGGGAAGGCGAAGGTTTTGGCGAATATGAGCTTGGAGAAGAAGAATCAGGAATTGAACTTGATTTAGCTGAAGCGTTAGATGAAGGCAATAAAATATTTGCAAGCATCATGTACGAAGTTCCGTTGTCTCAAAGAATTGTGTCTGAAACGAAACAGTATGACGATTTACTAGAGAGTATTATTTCATCCATTCCAAAAAGCAAACGGACGGATGCGGAGATGAACAGAATTCATCGAGGAATTGAGCGTTTTTTTCAATTAAGGAAAGAGTATTCTCTGTTTGATAAGAATGGCGTTCCAAGAATGCCGAAAGCTTTGAGCGAAACTGACAAACCGTGTGTGGAGCACATTCAGAATTTAGACACGAAACTTCTATGGGTGTTGCCGGTGGTAGAAAATATTAAAAAGCTTTATGTAACAGGTGATGATGTTGTCGGTTCTAATGTGGAAAATGGAGTATATGATTTTAAAGAGCAAATACTTGAAGAGAAGAACGTGTATCCGGACCTAAATGCGCCTTATAATCCAAGACTGATGGAAGACTTGAATTCATATTTAACACCGTTTGAAAATCCGAAACAAAATCCAGATAATAAGTATGTGTTTCAAAATAAACCGGTTCATGAAAGCATTTTGACCATTTCAACAAATAATGACACGGTTGCATCGGTATCGGTAGCAAGAAGGGCGGTGACGCCAATGACGACGACGACGAATGCAATGTTTCAGACCTACATTGATCGCGCATATAATCCGGGGTTGACCAAACTAGAATTTGAGGATGTAAAGTCAAATAGTGTAAAGAGGGTTGATATGACTCCAGACGACCCCGCATTTATAACATCATTTGTTACGCTGAATAAGGAGGCGGTTGTTTTGACGCAGGCGAGATTACCTGATACACTGTTATTAGACAGAGTTTCAATCGACTCATTGTATTTGAAGACTTGGTCGGCTTTGATTTCTGAAATCAAGTACCGAAGCAACATTGCAACCGAGATTATAAATGTTGGTGCAGTTGGTAGTGCTGCTGGCAATAATGATGAAGAAGCAATTCGCGCGCGATTGGAAGAGTACAAGGGCGGGACTGTTTTTTCAGATGTTATAGCGTTTGCTCCAAATGAAACGATATCAAAATCCACAAGTAAAATAAGTAATTTTATTTCTTCATTTGTTCCAACCAATGAAGATGCATTTGCAGCGTTGGAATTCCGTTTGAATCGTTGCTTGTCAGTGTATGAAGTTGTGTATGCACTTCAGCCTTTTTTGATATATAACAAAGATTTGACGGAACGTCAATACAACATGATGCGCGAATATGTAAATAAAAATATTTCCGATTTTATGAAAAGGATTTCTGCATTATCTTTGAAATTTAAAAAAATTGTTGATAAAAATGTAATTACAAAACAAGATTCGTTAGAGTTGTTTTATGATGCTTTTATAGATGATGAAGGTGGCAGACGAAGTGCGAGTTCAAAAGATTTGCATAAGAAAATAGTTTTGTCGGATGATGACACCACCTCATTAGATGAGATATTCAAACTTTATAGTTTAAATAAAGATAAAGGTGGTACTGGTGCTGGTATTGGCGGTGATGGGTTTTTATCATCTTCAGAAATCATGAAAATAATTATTGACGCTGATTTTGCGCGGTTGTATATGGATGTCATGGCAGTTGAAAATTCGGATTTGACGTCTTCAGAGATGGACACGATACTAAAAAGGGAGCAACAGGGTTTGAAGGAACAAATGCAGAAGGAGTTATCTGGGGCGGATTCAAAGACGTGTAAAAAGCGCGAAATTCGTTTGAGTCGAGTGTATTCATCTCTGGGTGCTTTAGAAATAGATAATGGAAAATCTGGAGACATAGTTTATGATTCAAAGTATGATTCTACGGGAAAGCGCGTTGTTAAAGACGGAGACTACGCAGCTTTGAAAATTGTTGATGCGGATGACGAGTCTGTGCGGTATGACTATTATGTTAGAAAAGGGAATGAATGGATGATTGACAAAGACCCCGAACTTCAGAATGTGCAGGTGGACGACCCATCATATTTTTGCAATATTCCGTCGGAAGAAAAACCAAAACCGCTGTGTTTTTCAATCAACCAGAAATGTTTAGACAAAACAGTATTCGACTCGTCATTATTGAATGATTTGACAAATAAGATTATAGACGAGTTTGATTCGAAGAGTGAAATGAAGAAAAAGAGCCTCGATGAAACATTTTTACGAGACTTGAAAAATATAAAACTTCTTTCAAAGTTGAAGATTTATGAAATATTGAAGTATAATCAGAAGAAGTATATTCTTGGTCAAGAATATAATAAAAAGGTAAAAACAATAGTCAAATCGCCTTATCAAGACGTTGTAGACTGCATAATAGGGATTGATGATGTTGCCAAAAAATATCAATGCATTTTAGATTTTGTAAACAGCGAGTTATTTGTTAGAGATGCATTTTCGGATGAGGATGCTCGCTGGTATTATTGCAAATCGTGCGGTGTTCCGGGTGTGCGTTTGTTACCCACGTTTTTATATAAACTTGCTCAAAGTTACAATCCAGAAGATCCCAAGTCTTTGAAATACATAACAGTGCTTTCACAAATTGAAAGAACAAACGGGAAACGCGAAGGTGACCAAATCGTTGACAGGTATAGTGGATACATGATTTCAAAAATTGCGCTTGTGTCGGAAGAAGGTTGGGCAGCTGAGTATGAGGAAGGCGGTGGTGGTGGTGGTGGTGGCGGTGGCACTGGTGAGTTGTCTGAGTCTGTGGTGCATTTGATTCGCAGTGAAGAAGAAAATGCATCTGACTTGTCTGCAGTTAATTCGGGTGAAATTATCGATGCAAATATAAAATCTGTTGAAAGAGGAGGAGAAGAAAAAAGCGATGAAGAGGGTGGTGAGGAAGAAGAAGAGGAAGAAGAGGGTGTTGTTGAGGAAGAGGAAGAGGGCGTCGAGGAAGAGGAAGAGGGAAGCAGCGAAGATGAAAAGAAAATTTTGAATGCCGTTATCAACCATTATGAGACTTCATTGTCGGTGTTGTTTAAAAATAAGGATAAACGATTTATAAAAGAAACGGTGCAGTTACTTATTCCGAAAAAAAAAACAAAAGAGCAGTATGAGTTAGATAAGAAGACGACAGTAGATTATGAAGCATATGAAAAAACATATAATCAGTATTTAATTTTTTATTCGATGGCATTGATTATTGTTGTAATACAGACGTCGATTCCGCAAATAAAAAGTAAAATAACATTTCCAAATTGTGTAAAATCATTTGGTGGATATCCTTTAATGGATGAAACAGATTTATCATTTATTGTTTATATGACATGCATTACTCAAAAGATAAAGAGTGATTACGCTCCTTGGAATTCAGTGAAAAAGATTAACCAAGATAAAATGAGAGACACGTTATTTAATCTGATAAAAACAAAAATAGTAAATCAGCCCCAAATACAGACGCGTTATGATAAGAAGCGCGAATATGATGCGCTAAGAGAGCAAAGAAAGTCATCTTTATCCTCGACATCGTCTGCGAGAATGAAAATAAATGTTGCATCACTGCACTTTCGTCCGTTGTTGGTAGACCCTTCTGTGTTTATTACTTCAACGCCGATGCCTGTGACGAAAACATACTGTGACGACCTGAAACGTAATTTGAAAAATGGAAGCAATTTGCAAACGGAAAAAATACTAGTACTACAGTCGAAAGTGATACATTTTTCATTGATTGTTCAAAAACTTATTCAGGAGGTGGTTTCATCTCAAACGAAGGACAGGTCAAAACTTTTGTCGAAGAATTATATTCAGAATGCGTGCTGCAATGATGGCGACCGCAAAGGCAACATGAATACGCTGGACTACATGGTAAGTCATGTGCCGAATATAAAGAATTATTGTGACATGGTGGATTGCACAAGTGCGATACTTGATGACATTTATAGTCTTGGCGAGGCTTCGACCATGATGGACCCGATAGATACGCGAAATAACATTCCCGAACTTCCAACGAATTTTGACGAGTCAACTATATACAATGCATTTATGACATATTGCAATTATGGAAAGAACAAGGGTGCTGCTGCTTCTGCTTCTGCTTCTGCTTCTGCTTCTGCTTCTGCATCATCGCTTAGCGAAGAAATACATAAAATTTGCAAATTCAAAAACACACTTGGAGAGAATAGAGAAATATACAATATGTTAAAAAGTTCAAAAGATGTGAGTTATTCTGATAAGATGAAATTAATTGATAAAATAAAAAATGAATATAATCTTGAATACACAACAAAGGATTTACAGCACTTGTTGCAGATTGTAAATGGGCAAACAATGAAACCAATGGTTCAGTATGAGTCGACGGGTGTGGGAACGTATAATGAAAAATTGAATCGGATACTGACAAAGGCGATGGATGATTTGAAAACAAAGTCAAAGTCGAAAGAGTCAAAGAGCAAACCAAAGGGTAAAGAAATGTTTTTTTCAGATGAGTTCATCGTTGCGCTAAAAAACTTCAATGAGAGTCGCACACAAGTGCTTATGAGAGAGTTGCAACTAGTGGTCGAAAATAATATAAAAATATTGACTGAGAGGTGTGAAAAGTATTTGAACATTACCATGAGTAAAAAGAGTGTTTCATCGGTGCGGAGTGCGATATTTCGAAGTTTGGAGGATGTTGACAAGGGCATTTTCAAGAATGGTGGAATCATGTTGTTCAACACCATGGAAAACACGTTATTAAATGGAGAAAATAATTCACTAGAAGTATCGGTTGAGTTTGTAAAAAATGCGATAAAAAATATTACACAGGTGTATCCGAATATTATACTCTCTCAAATTCCTGAGATGGAATCTTTGCCGCCATATATTTCTGGGCAACTTTCTAGCGGTGATTCAGAATCAATCATTAAATTTTCAAATGAGAGAATAACAAAGAATTTAGATAAGTTTTATACGATTGGAAGTAAAAAGTCAATCAATACAATTTTGAAAAATGTGCAAATGTCGACATTATTTTTGAATGAGGTGGTAAAAAATACAAACGTATACACTGATGCAAAGCATATTACAGTATTGTTATACGAGTATTATTTTCTTCAGTCGGTTGACTCGTACATCTTTTTTTCAGAGGTGGCGAAACAAAAACAGGGACAGGGACAGGCGCAGGGAAAATCGGTAGTTGACATTCAAAAAGAGATTACTAGAATATTAGAAACTTACTTTCATTTGATTATGGAAGATAAGAAGTTGATAAACAAGGACATTGAAAACATTCGTGAAAATTATTTGCGTTCGATTGATGAAGAGAGAGATGACATTGTTCAAAATGTTGAAAAGATGTCCGAAGACCAAAAACAGATTTATTTAAATCATAAAAAATACAAGATGGGAACGCAGTCGATTGGGAAAAACACGGGTCTGCGAATATACAATCCCGAGTTTGAAGCGGAAGAGTTGGTGCGTATTGAGAGAATCAATAATCGTAAAAAAGAGAGAGGTTTGTCTGCGGTACCAGATGACCCCGAGGCGCTAGCTCGCGAATATGCGGTGGAAGATGAGGGAGATGCGCCCGACATTGATGCGGATGATGTCATGAATGAAACGCAAGAAGACGACGGTCAAGAAGAATATGCGGCTTCTGCGGACATGTATCCCGACAGTTATCAGGATGAGGGTGACTAATAAATAAATGCGAGAAGATAAGAAGTGCGAAAAAAAATAGTTTAGAATATCATAAAAAAAAAATTATAATAATTTGATATTTATATTACAATTTTATATTATAATTATATAATATAAAATGTCAGGAGTACAAGAATTTGATGTAGTTCAAACACAAGCTGAAGCAGAAGCAAAACCTTATTCTGAGATGAGTCCCCAAGAGCGTGAAAAATACGAGCGTATCGATAGATGGAAAAAAAGGGTGTTTGACCTCGAAAGTGTTCCATCTCAAGATAAAGATAAAGGTGAAGAATTGGAAAAAATAGCTGCTGGTATAGAAACTGAATATTTTGCTGTAAAAGATGCTCATGAAAAATTGTTTGCAGATCGCTATAGAATTACAGACGAACATGGGGTCACAAGTTATTTCTACTTTTATCCAAATAAAAATCTTTGGAGAGATCGCCCAAGGGAAAAAAAAGATATTATGGTTAGTCTCTTTAGAGATGCTGAATTTGCATATAGGAAAGCCGACAAAAATCATAAAGCTGATGAAATGGAAATAAAGAAAAATATATATAGTAGTTTGGGAAAAATGACAGGCATGACAGGCAATTCTGACTATTATATTGGACCATCTAGCGCCGTTGAGTCTCGCGATGATGTAAGCGTCGACAAAATAAGGGCTGTGCGTTGTGATAGTAAGAAGGGATGCGGAGTTCAAGGCGGTAGTAAAAAATCGATATCGAAATATTCGAGAAAATCGAAATCGAGATACTCAAGAAAATCGAAATCGAGATATTCGAGAAAATCGAAATCGAAATATTCAAGAAAATATTAAAAATAAGAATTAAATAAATTGTAAAAAAAGAAGGTTCTTTATTTTTTATTTTTTTGCTTTTTATTTTTTTTTTGGATTTCATGTTTTTTTAGTTTTGTTTGATATACCATTCGGGTGCTTCTCTCTTCTTGTTCCATGTTGCAATCTTTTGTTTTTCTTCGGACATGTAGTAGTTTCGGTATGCAACGACGGCATCTTCGTGTTTGTACTGGTCGGGCATTGCCTGTGCAAACGGCGTGAGTCGTTGTTCTGGAAAGACGTCGGCGTCAGGAATGTGCTGTCGTAAATACTGCGCAACCAAGTAGGACTTGTGAAATTTGGTGTCGGGGTGGTTGTAGCGAAATCGCCATTCCTTGTGCATTTCGTCAACAAGGTCGAGCGTCCAGATAAAGTTTTCGCGCGACGTTCTGCACCAAATGGTGACGGGGTGATTTTTGTGAGCGAGTTTGTAGAGCGGCGCATTGGTTTCCTCGTCGTTTGGAAGAAGAACGCGTCGAGCAGAACAGAGCATTTGGACAGCTTCAAGCAAAATTTTGACGACGTGTTTGTCCATCATAAACTTTGCAATTTCTTCGGGAAAGAAGGATAGAATAAAGAGATTCATTGGAGCGCAGAGGTCTGAGTCTTGTCTTGAGTCACTGAAAAATATAAAAATAAGTATTTAAAAATCAATTTATATTTTTTACATTGTATTTTACGCAAAGATAATCGTATTTTTAACGAGGTTTATTTTATGCATTTTTTTATTTAGATATATTAGCATATTAATTAAAATTTGAACACAGTCACAATTCAATGAATAAAATTTTTGTAAGAAAGAATATAACCTCACTTTCAATAATATTATTTATACTATTATTTAGTATCATGGTTTATGTTAAGCCGACTTGCGTTTTTAATAAAGATGGAACCATGCGGCAATTTGGAATAGGTTATAGAAATAAAACAATTATACCCATTTGGTTAGTTGTGATAATAATGGCATATTTATCATATTTATTTTTATTATATTTGAATACTTATACACATATTTAATTTATAATATTATTTATTTCATTTTTAGTTTTAGGCATTTTATTTTTTTATATTTATTTTTTTTTATATTTATTTTTTTTTATATTTATTTTTTTTTATATTTATTATTTATAAATAAAGATGGCAAAAACGAGGTGCAAGCGCGGTTCGCGAAAGTGTGTTTCAGGTTGTGTTGGTAAGAAACCGTATCAAAAAATAAAAAAATGTGCCAAGGGTTCAAAAAAGTGTGCAGACCAGGCGTGTCATAAAAAGACGGCAAAACGTGGGCGCAACCGTAGTTCTCCTGTGAAGAGCAGTTATTCGCTTCGTTCTCGGGTAACTAAATAAATTTAGTATAATATTTTTTAGAGATACAATTGCTTTTCAAGCGGGAGACATGACACCGCAAGACAAGCGATGATTAATTTTTTTCATAACATTTTATATAGCTAATTATTTTATATACGCATTATATAAGGTATATAAAATGACGTTTAATTTATTTTTTTTAATATCTTTAAAAATAATTTAATAAATATTCTAT